TTTTATACCTCTATGAATTTATACACAAAAAAGTGAAAAAGGTGGGAGTTCTATATTTTATCCCCCATAACAAGCTCTATGAACACTCCTATGGATCTCTTTTTGTACTCGTCTATAGACATACTAACCGTTGTTTTCTTTAGCTCCTTTAGGGTTTTTGCCATAGCTACGGGAGTCTTCTTATTGGACGCTAATGTGGATTTTACAGAGTCTGCGTTTACTTCTGACATTAACTCCGTATTGGTAAGAACGTCTAGTTTTATCCTCTCTAGGTCTGAAACCTCAGCCTTCGTGAGCTTCCTCATATTCGCCTTACCCTTCATTCCAAGAAAAGCAGCAGTGGTGATCTCTGAGATTTTATCGAAGGAGTCCTGTGTCCATACTATCAAATCTGCCACTCCAGGTTTTGACCTTGGGGTTTCTGTGCGTTTCTTCCTAGGGCCGTCGTCTTTCTTTAGCGGTGGCCTGCCATTTTTTAGGGGCGCTTTAGGCTTGTTTGGGACACCCGGTCCAGCAGCAGGAGGGTCTGGTTTAGACATCTTTAATATGTCAGATTCTGGAATGCTGGTCTCTAAGCCAACATCGCTAGGTGTCATCTTATTGGTTTGCAGGGCAATCTTTTCCAGGTCGTTATCGTGCTGTGGATTATGATAAGGGCTGGCTTTTTCAGGCAAGCTTTCCTTATCTCTGTCTTTGGCCTCTCTTTTTAGTCTGATTTTTTCGATTGATGGTATCTCTTTGAACCTTTCAAGTATGGTCTCGTGACTGATTATATCCCTATCAGCCAACTGTATAAGCAGGTTCTTTTCAGTCGCCTCGTCAGACAGGCTCATCTGGTCAAAGGCTACGTGTGCGGCCTTCTTAAAGCCCATTGACTTCCTAACGATCTCGATTTCCTTCTCCCAGAAGCGGGTGAGAAGTTCTCTTCCATATTGAAGTCTCTCTACGAGGGTTTTTAAAGATATGAAGTTATTAGTGAATCCCCCACTACCAGGAGCACCAGTGAGTGTTGGAGGAACACCAAGTCCAGCATAGATAGCGTTTAGTACAGAGTCGTATTTTTCTGACCCTAAGAACTTGTACACTTGGCTATTTGACTCAGTATATGAGAGTTCTGGCCCCCAGACTAATTCTCTGGTTCCGCCACCTGGATTGCTATAGAGTACATCTCTTACCTTGTTTATACCCTCTTTTGTTGGTAGAATTCTATGCTCAAGGTTTCCTAGCGTCCACAACCTCGTGTTGGAAATAGCGCCGTCTAGAGCTGCTAAGTCTGCTAGTCTCATCTTTTCCAGCATAATGATATCGTCTAGGATGGCATAAATCATAGGATTGGCCCATTCGAGCCAGTCGTCCTTTTTGTAATAAAACACACTTAACCTGTCTGGATCAAGCGGTATCTTATTTTCACCCTTGTTGATTTTATTCTTAATGTCAGCAGGGAGTGTATCTAAAAATTGCGCCGGAATAGTGCCGTCACGAAAATTATCTACAAAGGAGCTTGACTTGATTTGAAACTCTTTCCTCCCAAACATCAGGTTCATTTTGCCGTTAACTGAATCTACTGATATTGGATTTAGGAAATTATAGCGCCAAGGAATTGTGCTCTCGTCAAATTTGGGAACCTGAATCTTTATGTCGGCGCCTAGGGATTTAATGTATTTCTTGACGGATGGCGTAACCTTTGCGCTACTGCGGTAGGGCAGTACGTTGCCAGCTCTGTATAGCAGATTAAGAAAACGTTCAGATCTTTCTTTTCCCTCTACCCTCTTGAACCACTGTTTATAAAAACTCTCAACGCTTTTGTTCTCGTGTACAATGTTTATGCCCTGGCTACCGAAATCTCCCATTAAATCGATGACATTTCTGATAATGCCAACCTTGTCATAAGCTTCCATGCTCATTTTAATTATTCTTTTTTGACGACGTGGTAGTTGCTCCCCTGGTCTAAACGCGTCGTAATCCTGTCGAGTAAACCCTGTTCGAACAGTCCTATTTGGTTCTATATCCCTAAAGTCTCTCGTGTGAGACCCCTGAGACTTTGAGACACCCCCATAAGCATTACCTGCCTGTGCATACTGCTCCATAGCAAAAGACTTGCTACTCTTGTCAAGCTCATCCCACGTTATAGAGAGTTGGTCGTCGCTCATGGCAATTCCTTTAATCAGAATGTATTTAGAATGTAATGCGTACTATAAAGTATACACAAATTTAGTAGACATTGCCCATTCCTTCAGTGAACCAGCCAGGGCCATTAGAATACATTTCTCCCTGCTTGCCATCTCCTTCTCTTATGGTAGCAAAGCCCCCGTAGAACTGGTGTTCTTCTTCGGTTGGGGTTCTGTTTATCGTCCTAGCTGCCATGTTCGCCATGATCAATGCGGAATACCTATCCTTTCTCATCTTGTTCTTCTTTCCTGCGGCTACAATAACCTCTGGGGTGTCCCACTTGTCTCTGCCCGCTGGAGTCTGTGTCATCTGGATCATTGCCAGCTCGTCTTTCAGCTCCTCAATTTCAAGAACACACTCTTCTAGGGTATCAAACATTCGCCCCTTTAGTCCGTCTTCAGCGTTTGAGACACTCAAACTAATAGAGTCAAACATCGGGAATAGAGTATTTTTATCCTCGAAGTCTTTTCTCAGTCCGTGATTAGCTTCTGCTAGCCACTCGTGTTTTGCAAATTGGCACATCTCAAGGATATGTAGTCCTCTTTCGTTATCTGTATCCTGTGGTTTATCGTAGTCTATAACTGGCCAAATAGCATGTTCCCCGTCTTGGATCTTATCCGTATCATGTAGGGATTCCATAACCGCAATACCACCACCTTGCGCATCCATAGCAATATGTATACAGGGAAACAACCTCATCAGATCCCTGATTTTCCTTGCACAGTATGAATAAAAGTCTCTTTCTTTAGAATACCCCTTCTTCACCTTTTCTTTGTGTTCGTCTCTTGTAGTGGTCCAGCAGTATACAATCTTTTGGTGGTCTTCATCTACTTCCATTACAACTATGCTAAAATTATCAACTTCTGAGGCGGGGTCAACACCAAACACGTATCTCTTGTTCTTGTCTCCCATTAGCTTCGCTTGGTAAACGATTAGGTCGTCTTTTGAATCTCTAATAGAGTTATCTTCATTACAGACGCAGGTCTCTATTAGGGCACGCTTGAAGAAGCCTTGAGAATCGCGTGTAAAGCACGCTCCAAACTCCATCTGATATATTCCAGCGTGGACGGTTGCCTTCGATCTGGCGACCTGTGAGGCGTCCATGAAGCCCTCTGGGAGAAGTTCGTATGGTATGCGGATTACTGAGTATTCACGCCAATTGAAATCTGGAGGTGCTTCTTCGCCCCCAAAAATTTCCCTGAGCTTGCTCCTCTCTCCATTGCTGTTAATTATAGACTTCCACTTTTTCCAGTATGTAGCAAAATGGTTAAAGTCATAGTATGCCGTACCGGATAGTATGATCTGGTTGTCTTTGTTTTCTACTGTACTGTTTTCGTCGGCCTCTATGTCTACTCCGTGTTCTTGAGCGACCTTTTTTGAGGCGACCTTTTTTACATTTTCAATGGGGTCTGCTTGGACCGCAGCGAATCCAGCAACAACCGTTTCGAAGATATCCCTTGGTATAGATGCAAATTCGTCGCTGATAATGTCGTTAGCTCGCTGGCCTCTGATTTTCTGGCCGTCACCTAGAGGTAGGCAAGTAATACGGCTCTCGTTAATCCTCATGACACACCTATCCACGTCTCTGCGCGGGCCGCTGTCTCTGTCGCATACATCCCTCAGTATGGGGGAATTGTTCCAGATAGTCTCCATATACTCAAACAGAACCTTGGATTGTCGAAAGGCTGCACCTACCACAACCACCTTCCTACCTGGTATCAACAAGGCTCTCATCATAGCATAAAGGGAAAGCATAAAGGATTTACCAAAGCCTCGACTGGCAATCAGCATTGGAAATTTTCTATTCCACAATTCTTCAAGAATCAAAGCTTGCGAGGGTAAAATCGTTATGTTAAATATCTGTTTACAAAGGAACGAGAAGTATTCCGGTCTCGTCATAAGCCATGTTAGCTTTAGGTGAAAGTCTTCATCGGCAGAATCAAAAATAGACGTAGGATTAAATAATTCCTCGTCTTTTACTGAAATTCCAAGCCAAGCTTCATCTATGTCTTTTAGTACTTGCGACACTATACCACCTTATCCATAAACCCATAATAGACGGCTTCTTCTGCCGTTATCCACCAGTCTGTTTTCTCGTTGATCTGTTCTTCTATGTATCTTGCGGTGTCTTCCGTGGAGTAGTTTTTAGAACTAAAGAACTCTCCGTTGACACATCTGTAAGCATAAATATCCAACATTACCTTGTTTTGTGTTTCGTA